AAAGGAAATTGTAATTTCAAAAGGAGGATATATGTGGTTATTTGAAGCAAAATATATAAATATGGATAGCGATGAAGAGTTTATACGGAAAATAGAATTTGACGGAGATAATTTTTTTAATACAGAAAAAGAATGCTATTTATACGCTATGGAAAGAGCATTGGAAATGAAATAGAAAAGTGAGTGCTTGTGTAATTTGGAATTTGTAGCATGTTAATACAGAGAATAATAAGGCAGACGCAAACAAATGTGTCTGCCTTTTGCAATGGAAGGAGCAAATATTATGCAGACAGTTAAATTTGTAACAGTAGAAAAAGACAAAGTTATGGTTTGGTGTACAACAAATTCGATAATCATTTTCAGAGATTTCATGCAGTACGTTCTCGATGACATGAATCATCCTGAAGATTTTATGATTATTGATACAAGAAACGACTTGGTTTACGGAATGTATGGTGTTGCAACAAAACAGTACAAGATGCGAAAAAGAACGTTTGAAGAGCGCATGAACGATGTTCAAACTGGAAAATGGAGCGAGTTTTCTGACATAGAATTAAAGGGAATGTAGAAAGGATGGTGGAACGATGATCGCACGGAATTGTTTAGGGAAAATTGAATTACGAATAGGTGACTATTTTGTAGTCAAAAACAGTAAAGGAAAATATGAAATAATGAAAAATATGCCTTGGTATACAACTAATGCAGTTATTGCAAATGAAGTTATGCTGTGGTTGGATATTGAGCCGTTTGATTCGATGGTAAAGGCATATGCGTGGCTGAAGAAACATGTAAACGAATTGCTTTAGGAGGTAAACAAAATGGGACTTTTATATTTAAAGAATGAAGAGAAGCAGTTGTATAGTGCATACGGATTAACTGTATATGGCAGACAGGATAGATACGAATGGACTATCTTCGATGATAAACCAGATGAAAATGTATACACATCATTACGGATTGAGCGAAACAGAGAGGAAATCTACAACAGAAATCTTGGTAACAGATGTATTTTTGAAGAGAATTTCAACAGGACAATTGATAATTTCTTATGGTGGATTGATAAAGATAGTCCTGATGAATACGACATTGACAATGCGGTTATCAAGAGTTTGTGTGAAACAAATTCATTATTCAATTATATGATTGCAAACAGAAAGCGAAGAGAGCAGGCAGAAGCCAATGAAAAAGCAAGGATTGAAGCAATCAGAAAAGAGGAACAGAGACAGATTGATTTAATTAAGCAGTATTGTGAAAAGAAAAATTTGTTATTCAAACAGTATTATGAAGAGGTTTATCTGATTAAGCTGCGCAACAAAAATGTAAGGCAGATGATTGAAGATGCAGACAATGATCTGTTTGAGAGACTAAGAGATTTCATGAATGAACATCCTGATAACAAAGATGCTGTGATTGTAATGAATGGAAATATTGAAGATATGGTAAGGCAGATAGCATAGAAGCGAGGTTGATTGATATGACAATGGAAATATTAAAAACCAGAATAGATGAAATATTAAAGAAAATGTGGGGTGTAAATGAACATGGTGGCATCGAAATTTATACTGACTATAGAGATAGAGAACTTTCTGATGGTTTTTTAAAAAAGATATTTGAGCATAATAATCCAAGCGAGGCTTTTAATGATGAATTAGTTGATTGGGCTATGGATTATGCGATGGAGTACGGAGAAGATGAGCTTGAAAAGGATATTCGTAA